CGTGTTGGCGCTCAAAGGTAGATTGTAGCCGCTTCCCAGAATTAACGCGGCGCAAAATTCAGTAATTTTGACACGATGCCGCCAATGATTGCTTTGTAGAAATTGGCCCCGACAGCTTGCGACCGCAGCGAATGGCCGTATTCCGCCCATCCGTGCAAAATACTGTAATGGACGCTTTGGTCAATTTGGGTTCGAAGCAACCATTTGACAAGAATAACCGAACACCTCGCTATAGTTGCTCGTGACATTTCACCGCGAAGCAAAACTGCATTTATGGTCGCCCTTTAACCATCTTTCAGAGAACCTATGCTCACACCTAGAGAAGCCATCCTGCAAGCCCTGCTTGCGGCATTGCAAAGCGTGCCTGATGCAACCATCCTGCGAGGCACGATCTTGCCTGAACGCGCACCCGCTGGCGGTCTGCTGATCCTGCGCGACGGAGATCCCGGCACACCCGAGGTTACACTCTCACCAATGACTTACACCTACGAGCACCGCGCCGAAATTGAGGTGATCGTGCAAGGCAAAACACCGGCTGACCGCGACTCCGCGTTCGATACGCTACTGCAATCCCTCGGCGCGTCTATCACGGTCGACCGAACCCTTGACGGTCTCTGCGACTGGGTTGAGGCCGAAGCCCCGCAGCCGGTCGACCTGCCGGTTGAAGGGGCCGAGGGTCTGAAAGCAGCCATCGTTCCAATTATCCTGACCTACACCACCGCCGACCCATTGGGCTGACCCCCATGGAATGAACTCCATCGAGATGACCCTCGATCGGCTGATTTTTCTCCCCGTAAACTAAAGGAAACTCACTATGGCACGCGCACAAGGGGCGCGGTCGCTGATGGCGGCTGCGTTCGAGACAACTTATGGTACCCCGCCCGTTGGCAGTTACATGCAGATGCCCTTCGCCAGCACCTCTCTGGGGGCGGAGCAACCGCTTTTGGGTTCGGAATTACTCGGTTACGGCCGCGATCCACTCGCCCCGATCAAGGACGCGGTAACGGCAGACGGTGATGTGGTGGTGCCGATCGATGCCGAGGCATTCGGATTCTGGTTAAAGGCAGCTTTTGGTGATCCCGTCACCACCGGTACCGGGCCCTATACGCATGTATTCACGTCCGGTAGCTGGACATTACCAAGTATGTCAATCGAGACAGCGATGCCCGAGGTACCGCGTTTTGCGATGTATTCGGGCTGTGTTCTGGATCAGATTTCGTGGCAAATGCAGCGCTCGGGGCTTCTGACCGCGACGACCACGCTGATTGCGCAGGGCGAAGCCGTTGCCACCGCGTCGGCCGCAGGAACACCCACCGGATGGAACCTGCAACGGTTTGGGCATTTCAACGGCTCGATCAAACGCAACGGAACCGCGCTGGGCAATATCGTCTCGGCCGATATCCAGTACGCCAATAATCTCGACCGGATCGAAACCATCCGGTCGGACGGGCGGATTGACGGGGCAGACCCATCTATTGCCGCCCTGACCGGCAAGATGGATGTGCGCTTCGCCGATCAGGTGCTGATGACGCAGGCCATGGATGGCACACCGGCCGAGTTGGAATTCGCCTACAACCTCGGCACCGGTGAAAGCCTGACCTTCACTGCCCACGCCGTCTATCTGCCCCGCCCGCGTGTCGAAATTCAGGGGCCCCAGGGCGTGCAGGCCAGCTTTGACTGGCAGGCGGCATATGACGCCACCGCCGGGCAGATGTGCACCGTCACCCTTGTTAACGATATCGCAACCTACTGAGGAACAACATGATCCGTCTTGACCTTTCAAATGAACCCGCATGGCTCGATCTCGGCCACGGTGTGCGCCTGCATTTACACCCGCTGACCACGGCCATGATGGTCGCCTCGCGCAAAGACCCGTCTGTGGCCGCTCTGAACGAGGATACAACCGACGAGGAAAGTGCACTGGTGTTTGCCAAGGCGCTGGCCCGCAACGCTACCCTCGACTGGGAGGGTGTCGGGGATTGCGATGGTAATGTCATTCGAACTACCCCTGAGGGTATATCGGCCCTGCTTGATGTCTGGCCACTGTTCGAAGCCTTCCAAACCAAATACGTCGCCAAAGGCCTGGTGCTGGATCAGGAAAAAAACGTCTCGTCGTCCTTGCCGAATGGGTCTTCGGCGGGGGCGACAGATACTGCGAGGGCTGCGAACCCTACGAGGGTTGCGAGCCCCAAGAGGCCTACACGAAAACCTGCGAAGACTGTCCCCAAATCCTGAACCAGCCACAAACCTTTGAAGGCTGGCAAGTTTGGGATCTGGTTGCGCGCCTCGGTGGTCAGCTTCGCGTTGCCCCGAGCGGTGGTGTGATCGGCTGGGACATGAATGCGGCGCTGTCACTCGGGACAGCTCTAGGAGTTTGCCCCATAACAACCGCCGAAATTCTCCCTGCCATCGAAGCCGTCATAGTGCGCAAAATCAACGAACAGATGGATCAAAACAATGGCTGAAAAACGTGTGTCCGTCCGCCTTGCCGCGGTGGGCGGCCAACAGGTACGTGCCGAGTTTGAGGGCATTGGTGACGCCGGAAAACGTGGCTTTGGCAAGGCCTCGCGAGAGATGGAAATCGCCAATGCCCGACTAGCGCGCTTTGCCCGTCGTGCCAAGATTGCGGCCGGTATTATGGCTGCGGCTGCCGTAGCGGCGGGAGTTTCGATGGTGCGCTCCAGCCTGCAGACTATTGATGAACAGGCCAAACTGGCAGCGTCCTTGCGCACCTCGACCGAAAGTCTGCAGGTTTTAACCCGCGCCGGTGATCTGGCGGGCGTGTCCATGGGCGAAATCGAACAAGCCACGGTTCAGCTGACCAAGCGGTTGAGCCAAGCCGCAGCTGGCACGGGTCCAGCCGTCGATGCTCTGAAGCAGTTACACCTTTCGGCCGCTGATCTCGAGGGGTTGACGGTCGACGCCAAAATTGCCGCCATTCAGGATGCGATCGCTAAATTCATCCCGAGCGCGCAGCAAGCGGCCATTGCCTCGCGGATCTTCGGGGATCGCGCGGGGCTGATTTTCACCCGCATCGACAGTGCCACCTTGCGGCAAGCCACGCAGGACGTGCAGGATTTTGGGGTGGCTGTCTCGGAAGCTGATGCGGCACAGATTGAGCGCACAAATGATGCGCTTTCACGTATGGGGCTCTTGTGGCGTGGAATATCAAACCAGCTGGCCGTCGCCGCTGCACCGGCGCTGGAAGCAATGGCCAACGCTATGGCCGCGATAGGAAAAACTACCGGACCACTGGGGCGCGCCATCAAAGGCCTGTTCAACCACATTGGCGAGATTGCCACCATTGCCGCCACCTTTGCTGCCGTGCTGGGTGGCAAGCTGGTAGTCTCACTGGCCAGAGCTGCGATCGGAATCAAAGGCGTATCACTTTCTCTGGCCGTTTTACGCGGTGCCCTGATCCGCACCGGTATCGGCGCGCTTATCATTGGCGCGGGAGAGCTGATCTACTGGTTTGGGCGTCTCGTTAAGGGCGCCGGTGGCTTTGGCGAGGCCATGCGCCTGCTAAAAGACGTGGCGATCGAGGCCTGGGATCGTATAAAACTCGGGGGTAAATCCCTCGGCACGGCGCTCTCCTCGGTCTGGGCGAGGATCAAGGCCGGTTGGTTGACCATGCTGGCCGATATTCAGAAAACATGGACAGATTTCTTGCACGCAATGACGCGCGGGCTTTCCAATGTTCCTGGCATGGACGGCGCCACGCTTGCGCTGGGTAATGCAGCAATCATGGCCGGATCTGCCTATTACGAGATGACAGGAAGCGCCGAAGATGCGCGCGCAGCTGCTGACGGGCTAGTAAATTCCTCCCGCGAAATGGCCCGTGCGGCCACCGCCCCGCTGACGTCCATGCAAGCCTTGCGCGATGCCATGAAAGCAGGAGCCGAGGATGGCGGGAGCGGTCTTGCCGGAACCACTACGGCCACCGAAGTATTAACTCAAGCCGTCACCGGTGCAGGCGGGGCAGCCGGCAGTGCCGCCGAAGTCGCCAAATCCGCATGGGACATGGCTGCAGCTTCCCTCAAGGATTACGCCGCTAAGGCAGCGGATGTTGGCAGGGGCATTGGTGCTTCACTGGTCGGAGCCTTCACGAGCGCCGAGAACGCCATCGGGGAATTCGTCAAAACCGGCAAGCTGGATTTCAGGTCGCTCGTGACCTCCATGTTGGCGGATATGGCAAAACTATCGGCCCGCAGGTTTATTCTCGGCCCACTAGCGAGTGCCCTGTCCGGCGCGTTGGGCGGCCTCGGTAGTATTTTCGCACCGGTGTTACACGCGGGCGGCATGGTTGGTGGGGTCGCGCCGCAAAGAATGGTGCCCGCCATGGCATTCGCCGGAGCGCCCCGTATGCATTCTGGTGGCTGGGCGGGGCTGCGGCCTGACGAAGTTCCCGCAATTCTGCAAAAAGGCGAGCGGGTGCTGAACCGTCGCGAAGCTCAAGGTTATGGGCAAAGCTCTGCCCAAAACATCACCATCAACATCCAGACGCGTGACGCCGAGAGCTTCCGGCAATCGCGCACACAAGTCTCGGCCGACATTGCCCGCGCCGTCGCTATGGGACGGAGGGGCATGTAATGGCGTTTCACGAAGTAAGGTTTCCCGACAATATCAGCCGCGGCGCACGTGGTGGGCCCGAACGGCGCACGCAGATCATCGAGCTGGCCTCGGGTGACGAGGAACGCAATGCCAGTTGGGCCAACTCGCGCCGGCGTTATGATGCGTCTTATGGTATTCGGCGCTCGGATGATCTTGCCACCGTTGTGGCATTTTTCGAGGCCCGCAACGGGCGGCTCTACGGGTTTCGTTGGAAGGACTGGGGCGATTACAAATCCTGCCTGCCTTCGGGAATACCGTCCGCAACCGACCAGCCGATCAGCACCGGCGACGGGGCAACCACCGCATTTCAATTGATGAAAGCCTATACCTCTGGCGCGCAAACATGGACGCGCTCCATCACAAAACCGGTGGCCGGAACCGTTACGATAGCGCTGGATGGGATCGATCAAGCTGCTGGCTGGTCGAGCGACATCACAACCGGCCTTGTCACCTTCACGGCTCCACCGCCAGGTGGCACCGCCATCACCGCTGGTTTCGAATTCGACGTGCCCGTGCGTTTTGACACCGACCGGCTCGACGTCATCCACGATATCGAGCGCCTCGGCTCCATCACATCCATTCCCCTGATCGAGGTCCGCCGATGAAATCCTTTCCCGTTTCCCTACAAACCCATCTTGATAGCGGCACGACGACCCTGGCTTGGTGTTGGCGACTCACCCGCAGTGACGGGGCAGTGTTCGGCTTCACTGATCATGACCGCCCCCTGACGTTCGACGGTACTACGTTCGAGCCTGAGTCCGGTTTTACCGCCTCGGAAATCCGCTCGGGTTCCGACCTTTCTGTCGATGCACAGGAGGCCGAGGGCGTGCTAACCTCCGATACCATCACCGAGACCGACATTCTTGACGGGCGCTGGGATAATGCGACCGTGGAAATCTGGCGCGTGAACTGGGTCGACACCACGAGCCGCGCGCTGCTTCGGCGCGGCGCCATCGGTCAGCTTCGGCGTGGACGACTGCACTTCGTGGCCGAGATGCGCTCGCTTGCCCATGTGCTCGGCCAAACCATCGGGCGGACGTTTCAGGCGAGTTGCGATGCGGCGCTTGGGGATGCGCGCTGTGGTGTAGATACGAACGATCCGGCCTTCAAGGCAACCGGCACGGTGGTGACCATATCGGGTGATCGCGGTTTTGTTGTCGCCGACCTCTCGGGTTTTACCGATGGTTGGTTCGCGCCTGGTATCCTGCAATGGCTCACCGGTGCCAATACCGGGCGCAAGGCGGAAATTCTTGGTCATGCAATTTCGGGCGTGAACGTAATTGTCACTTTGCTCGAGGAACCCATTCGACCAATTGAGGTCGGTAATACCTTCAACATCTTCGCGGGTTGCGACAAACGTTTCGAAACCTGTCAGGTTAAATTCACCAACGCCGTAAACTTCCGCGGCTTCCCGCATATCCCCGGACAGGACACCATTATTCGCTATGCGGCCATGGGCGATGCCAATGCGGGGGCGGTGTTATGAGCCATTCTCCGGCCGCCTCTGCACGCATCGCCAAAGCAACTCGTCTCTGGATTGGCACGCCTTATCATGATCAGGCGTCTGTTCGCGACGTTGGCTGTGATTGCCTTGGGCTACTGCGCGGTGTCTGGCGCGATGTGGTAGGGCCGGAACCGATGTTGGTACCACCCTATTCTCGTGACTGGGGTGAGAGCGGACCTGCCGAGGTTTTAGCTGAAGCAGCGCGCACCGCAATGGAGGAGTTGGATGCTTCTGACGTCAGCACTGGCGATGTCATCCTGTTCCGGATGCGCGCGGGCGCGATTGCCAAGCATGTCGGCATTCTTTCCGGGACCGACCGTTTTATTCACGCCTATGAGCGCACCGGCGTGATCGAAGAACATCTGACCAACGCCTGGCAACGTCGCATTGCCTATGCATTCCGCTTTCCCGAGTGGAAACGCCCACCGCGGAGATAAATCATGGCTTCCATTCTATTAGCTTCAGCTGGTGCCGCAATCGGCGGCAGTATCGGTGGTGCCGTACTCGGTGTTTCTGCCATGACCATCGGCGGGGCAATCGGATCCTTTGCCGGCTCGATGGTTGATAGCTGGATTATCTCCTCGCTCGCACCCGGGCAGCGCATTGAAGGCCAGCGGCTGGATAACCTGCAAATCACCACCTCGACCGAAGGCGCCATCATCCCGCGTATTTATGGACGCATGCGCATCGGCGGCAATATCATCTGGGCAACGGATTTCAGTGAAACTGTAAATACAACCACGCAAGGTGGCGGCAAAGGCGGTGGGTCAACAATCACCACAACCGCCTATCTCTATTCAGCCTCCTTCGCTGTAGCGCTTTGCGAGGGGCCAATCTCCGGCATAGGGCGCATCTGGGCGGACGGTAAGCCGCTTGATCTCTCCGGTGTGACATGGCGGCTTTATACCGGCGATGAGGCCCAGCAACCGGACCCGTTCATTGAAGCGAAGATGGGGGCAGGCAACGCTCCCGCCTATCGCGGTACGGCCTGCGTTATGTTCGAAGAACTGCCGCTCGAACAATTCGGTAATCGCATCCCGCAGCTCTCCTTCGAGGTATTCCGCCCGATCAACGATCCCGATACCGCCGAAGGAATGCTTCGCGCAATCACCCTCATTCCCGGCACTGGCGAATTCGTCTACGCAACCGAACCCATCTCGCGCGGCGCCCACAGCGTGGGTGGCGTGAGCGGCTATACCGCCTCCGAGAACGTACATAATGCCAACGCCGTGCCCGACATCATCGCCTCGCTCGACCAGCTGCAAGCGGCAGCCCCGAACATCGAGAGCATCTCGTTGGTGGTCAGCTGGTTTGGCACAGATTTGCGCGCCGGAGATTGCCAGATCCTACCCGGGGTCGAGAATACCACCAAAATAACCACCCCCAAGATATGGGCGGTGAACGGTGTTGTGCGCAGCGGCGCCCATGTGATCAGCCTCGATGCACACGGCCGTACTGCTTACGGCGGCACACCGGCGGACTTCTCCGTCGTGCAGGCGATCAAGGAAATCAAAGCCCGGGGATTGCGCGTCACGTTTTATCCCTTCCTGCTGATGGACATTCCGGCGGGCAACACACTGCCCGATCCTTATTCCGATAATGCCGCCACCAGCGCCCAAAACACCTATCCATGGCGCGGGCGGATCACCTGCTCTCCGGCAGCTGGTTACGCAGGCACGGTAGATAAGACTGCAAGTGCCGCCGCACAGGTCGATACTTTCATGGGCAATGCTCAGGCCTCCGATTTCACGGTGGCTGGAGATACCGTCTCATGGACTGGCCCCGCCGGTGATCGGGGTTATCGGCGGATGATCCTGCATTACGCCCATCTCTGCACAATGGCTGGCGGGGTGGAATCTTTCCTGCTCGGCTCGGAGCTACGCAGCCTCACCACCATTCGCGATGGAGCAACGACCTACCCGGTCGTAACCGAACTAAAACAACTCGCCGGCGATGTTGCCGGCATTCTCAGTGCAGGAACCGCCATCAGCTACGCCGCCGACTGGTCGGAGTATTTCGGGCACCAGCCGCAGGATGGTTCCGGTGATGTATTTTATCACCTCGATCCACTCTGGTCCGACCCGAACATCCATTTTATCGGCATCGACAATTACATGCCGCTTTCCGACTGGCGCGACGGGTTTGATCACGCAGACGCGCGGGCGGGCTGGTCCTCCATCCGTGATCTCGACTACCTCCAAGACAATATCGAGGGCGGTGAGGGATTCGAGTGGTTCTATGCCTCGAATGCAAATCGCCAGTTGCAAACCCGCACGCCTATTACCGACGGCGCCTATAACAAACCGTGGGTCTTCCGCTCCAAGGATATCCGGTCCTGGTGGTCAAACCCGCATTTTGATCGCCCGGGCGGTATCGAGACCGCCAGCCCCACAGACTGGGTGCCGCAATCCAAACCTGTCCGCTTTACAGAGCTCGGCTGCCCCGCCGTCGATCGCGGCACCAACCAGCCCAATGTATTTTACGACCCGAAGTCGGCTGAAAGTGCGTTGCCACACTTTTCGCGGGGCTGGCAGGACGAAGCCATCCAGCGCCGCTATATCGAGGCGATGCTGGGGTATTGGGAAAATCCGGTAAAGAACCCTGTCTCGACCGTTTACACCGCACCAATGATCGACATGGACGAGGCCGCGCTCTGGACATGGGACGCACGGCCCTATCCGGATTTTCCGGCCCGCGAGGAGGTCTGGGCCGATGCCCCAAACTGGCGACTTGGCCATTGGCTAAACGGGCGGATCGGGGCGGTGGGCCTCGCGGCACTGGTGCGAGAACTCTGTCGCCGCGCGGGGTTGGAGGACGATCTGGTTGATGTGAGCGAGCTTTCAGATGTCGTTCCGGGATACGTCATCATTGCCCTTGAAAGTCCGCGCGCCTCAATCTCGACCTTGGCGCGGCATTTCGGGTTTGATGCGGTAGAGAGCGGTGGGGTGATACGGTTTGTTACGCGCGGGCAAAAAGCAGTGTCGGTGATCAACCCCGATGACATGGTGGCCAGTTCAAACGACGTCATGGAACTCACCCGCGGGCAGGAAACCGAATTACCCCAAGCCCTCAAATGGCAGATGGTCCGGCCGGACGAGGAATACGATACTGCGACCGTCGAGGCGCGCCGCGTTACGGTTGAAGCCGCTCGGGTGTCGGCTGACAGTTTTCCCTTGGCGGTATCGCTCGAAGAAGCCGACCGCCGTTGCCGTCGCGCCCTGATGGAAGGCTGGGTCGGGCGAGAAACGCTGTTCGCCCAACTGCCACCCTCTCGTCTGGCGCTAGATCCCGGAGATGTGGTCAGTCTCGCCAATGACGGGCGACTGATCGATTATCGCATCACCCGTATCGGTGAGGCAGGTGCGCGGTCCATCGAGGCGACCCGCACCGACGCCACCATCTATAATCTGCCCCCAGGACAATACCGACCGGCGAAACTGCCGGATGCGATCGTTTACGGGCCCGCCAATATTGCCCTGATGGACCTACCGCAGATATCTGATGCGGTTCCTGCGTACCGACCCTATGCCGCAATATTCGCAAAACCGTGGTACGGCACGGCGGCCGTCTGGCGCAGTGCCAGCAGTTCGGGTTTTGCCCTGATCAATACTATTGGCCAGCCTGCGCATATGGGTGTTTTGGCAACTAACCTACCTGCCGGGCCGCTCAACCGATTTGATAATGGCACTGAACTGCTGATCGATTTGTCATCTGGCACACTCACCAGCATTACCGACCTGGAATTACTTGCAGGTGCCAACGCGCTGGGCATCGAGAGCGCGTCCGGCGTCTGGGAGATACTGCAAGCGGGCAATGCAGAGCTGGTTGCAGCCGGACGTTACCGCCTCACACGCCTGCTGCGCGGTCAACGGGGAACCTATGATGCGATCGGTAATCCAGCACCGGCTGGCGCGAGGATTGTAGTTCTGGACTCGGCCATCCAACCTCTCTCGACCTCTGAAGGCGATCTTGGTCTGCCCTCGAACTGGCGCATCGGCCCGGCCAGTGCCGCACCTTCCGACCAGCTGATGAGCGCGCAAAGTTTCACGCCGAATGGCCGGGGGTTAAAACCCTTTGCGCCCGCGCAATTACGGATGCGGCGCGAGGCTAATGGTGATCTGTCTCTGCGATGGACGCGCCGTGACCGCTCGCTCGCGGCTGATGGTTGGGTGCTGACGGATGTGCCGATGTCGGAAGTTTCGGAAACCTATGATCTCGAAATCATGTCCGGTGCTTCCGCACTGCGCACCATCACCGGGCTGACAAGCCCAGCCTTCACCTACACCACCGCCATGCAAGCAGCCGACTTCGGCGGGCCAATTACAAACCTTTCGGTTCGTCTTTACCAGATTGGCGCGTTGGGCCGCGGTGTGCCGCTTGTCCAAACCCTGTCCATCAAGGAAAGTCTATGACCAACACCCCGAACCTGTCCTTGCCCTATCTGGCTGCCGCACAGGCCCAAAAACATGTGACCGTTAACGAGGCGCTGGGCCTGATCGATGCACTGACCCAGCTAGCGGTAAGTTCTGTCGGGGCCACATCGCCACCCACCACGCCGAATGAGGGTGAACGTCATATCATCGGCACGAGTGCTACTGGTGCCTGGGCCAGTTGGGATGACAGCATCGCGTTATTTTCCAACGGGGCGTGGTTACGCCTGATCCCACAGCCCGGTTGGAAGGCATGGGATGTATCTGCGGGGGAGTTGCTGATCTGGTCCGGCAGCGCGTGGGGCGCATATATCCCGAGCCTGCAGAACCTCGCGGGTGTCGGGATCGGCACCACTTCGGATGCCACCAACAAGCTGGCTATCTCCGCGATCGCAACCCTGCTCAATCACGCGGGCAATGGCCATCAGCTCAAAATCAACAAGGCCGCCAACACCGATACCGCCAGCCTTTTGTTCCAGACCAACTGGTCAGGGCGCGCCGAGATGGGAACTGCGGGAAACGATGATTTTTCGATCAAGGTTAGTGCGGATGGCAACAATTTTCTTGAGGGGATGCGCATTGATCGCAACACTGGTGCTGCCAGTTTTCCGGGTGGCATGGAGCCGGAACGCCACAGCGTCGGCAGTATCACCAAAGCAGGTGGATCGGACTGGTGGGGCGCGGTTGATCCCTTCACACTGAGCTACAGCTCTTCCTCGCAACAAGCCCTTTCGCAAAACCGGATGTTTTTCATGGCCTTCCATGTTGATCGCCCGATCCAGCTGCTCGGAGCCTTCGTTTCCCTGAACGTAGCCTCGACAACGGCGGGAGCGTTGCTACGCTGTGGAATCTACCGGCTCGGGACACCCAATGGCGACCTTTGGGATATTGGCGATCGAGTGGCGGATTTCGGGACGTTGCCTGCGGACGTGGCGGACAACAAGGAATTCAATCTGGCAACGCCGCAAACTCTAACGAAAGGCTGGTATGTCACCGCCATGGGGGTCAGTGGCGCGGGGGCTTACGCGCGCTACGCCCGCTGGATGACGCCAGGCCTGACCCGTTTCTATCCACATAGTAGCGGCACAAGCGCCTATCCCCAGACCGTCGCCCCGCAAGTCTATCTTTATGCAAGTTCGAGCAATGCCGAAATCACCGGCGGGCTGCCAGCAAACTGGGCCAGTAATCCCGTCACCACCATGACCTCGACCAACAACTGGGTCTACCAGATGGTCTTCCCGAAATGGCGCGAAGTCTGAACCACACCCAATAGAAAGGAGCTCCCATGACCCCGCCAAAACTTGAAGCGGGCTTTGTCCGCATGCCCGAGGACGAGTTCGAAGCCATGCTGGCCCGCGCCGCTGAGCAAGGCGCGCGTCGCGCGCTTACAGACGTCGGCCTTGAAGGCCCCGAAGCTGCCATCGACATCCGTGATCTGCGCACATTGCTCGATAGCCTGCGTATGGCCCGCCGTACCGCATGGCAAACCATCATCCGTCTGCTGACCACCGGCCTGCTGCTCGCCCTGATTGCGGGCATCGCCGTGAGGTTGAAACTGTTTGGCTGATGCCAACCCAAATAATCCCGACCATATGCCCGCCAACGGCGGGTTTTCTTTTTTCCGGAGAACCCCATGACCACACAGTACTTCGCCGACTGGCGCAATGTTCCGAAAACCCTTTGGCGTTGGCCGAATTTCAGCCCCGAGGAAATCGCCTGCCGCGGTGACGGGACGATCCGCATCGATGAGGCTGCGCTCGACAAGCTGCAGGCATTGCGTGAAAAACTCGGCGTGCCGCTGATTGTGCATTCGGCCTATCGCAGCCCCGACTATAACCGGCAGGTCGGTGGCGCAGAGCGCTCTATGCATTTGCAAGGCGCAGCATTCGATATCTCCATGGCCAACCATGTTCCGGATGCCTTTGAAAAGGCAGCGCGTGCCGTTGGCTTTACCGGTTTTGGATATTATCCACGGCAGAATTTCATGCATATCGATATTGGTCGCGCGCGTCACTGGGGTGATCCGTTTCCGCCCCGCGCCACTCGCAGTGGTCGCACCACCCGGTTTGCAGAAGAGCCCCCGCGCCTTCGCGAAAGCCTTAATGAGTCGCGCACCATGAAAGGTGGTGGGGCTGCCGGTGTTGCGACCTTTGGCGCGGCAGGTGTCGAGGTGGCGCAGGACGCACTGGCCGACACACAATCTGCGATTCAGCCGCTGATCCCCCATCTCGATACCCTGCGCTGGGTGTTCATCGCCATGGCACTGATCGGTATCGGGATTACCATCTACGCCCGGTGGGATGATTGGCGAAAGGGTCGGCGGTAATGGGTGCGCTATTCACATGGATCACCGGCAGCCGGGTAATGCTGTTTGTCGGGAAATGGGCAGCGATTGTCCTAACAATTTCACTGTTCCTGCTGTCCCTGCGTCGCTCCGGCGAGCGGGCCGGACGGCTGGCGGTAAATCTTGAAAATCAGGAGAATGTAAATGAAATTCAACGTAGGATGTTCGAGGCCACGGTGCATCGCCCTCGCAATCGTAACGAGCTTGTTGACCGCTTGCGCGACGGTGAGTTCTGA